GGATATTCTTTTGATGATAACATATCTGAGTATGTTACGGAAAAAGTAGATTCACAATTTGAACATTCTCCATTGATTGACTTGTGTATTGACATTAATCTTCCTTAAATTTAATTGGCCCATACATCTCCCCAATTTCCAGATAAAGCACCTTTTGCATAATCTGTTGCTCTATTCTCAAAGAAATTGGTGTGTGTAGGAGCATTAATCATTTCCTCCACCCAAGGTAGAGGATTCCTTTTTATTTTAAATATACCCTTTAGTCCCATAGAGATTAAACGGCGATCAGCGATATAACGAATATATTTCTTAACATCTTCTGCTGTTAAATTTTCCATCATATTGGCAGAAAATGCTAAGTCAATAAACTTATCTTCTAATTCAACCATTCGTTCAGCAATAGTGTAAATTTTTGACTTCAGATCATCATTCCATATTTCACGATTTTCTTCTATGTAGGTCTTAAATAATTTAATCATTGATTCGGCATGTTGTGTCTCATCAACAATAGACCATGTTACAATTTGACCCATTCCTTTCATTTTACCATGCCTAGGGAAATTAAGCAACATGATAAATGAACTGAATAGTTGCATACCTTCAGTGAAGGCAGAAAATACTGCAATGTGAGTTGCAGTGGATTCTGCACTTCCATTTTCGGATGAAATATCTTTGACATAATCATGTTTCTCTTTCATTTCCTCATATTCAAGGAATTCATTGTATGTTGTTTCTGGTAATCCGAGAGTTTCAATCAAATGTGAATAAGCAGCAATATGTAAGGCTTCTCTTGCAGCAAAACCAAGAAGCATCATTCTAACTTCAGGTTGAGTGAAATGTGGTAAATAGTTCTTTACATAACCACCAGCAACATCAATATCACCTTGAGTGAAGAATCTGAAGATTTGTGTCAGAAAATGTTTTTCCCCTGTTGTTAGTTTCTTCTTCCAGTCTTTAACATCTTCAAGCATTGGAACTTCTGTGTGTAACCAATGACTTTGTTCATGTTTTAACCAAGCATCGTATGCCCAAGGATAATTAAAAGGTTTAAAAAAAGTTCTCTCTTCAGTTAATTTTGTTTTATTCTTTGACATATTATCCTTCACATGCAATACAATCGTTACCTTGGGCAATTTGTGTCATATCAAGTTCTTTAATCACTTCGCGTTCAATTCTTTTAGAAACCTTATCAGCTTTACCAATCTTCTCAGAACGGCAGTAATATAAAGTTTTCACACCTTTCTTCCATGCCATAAAATGCATTGCATGAACATACTTAATATGTGCATCTGGTCTAAAGAAAAGATTTAATGATTGTGATTGGTCAATATATTGTTGTCTATCAGCCGCCAATTCAACAATCCACCTCTGGTCAATTTCCATTGAGGTTTTAAATACATCCTTTTCTTCTTGTGAAAGAATTGTAAGATGTTGTACGGAACCATCATTTGCAATAATTGAAGACCAAATATCGGGCAATTCTACTTCATTAACTTTTTCACGAAGCAGAGTATCAAGATGTCTATTCTTATTTAAGAATGCACCAGAAAGAGTATCTTGTCTATAGGCATTAGCTCTGTATGGTTCAATACTTGGTGAAGTGTTACCCATAATAATAGAAGATGAAGCATTAGGAGCAATAGCACAAGTGTGACTGAACCTACGACCCGTTCCTATTGCATCTGGTGCTTCACCACGTTCGGAACCAAGTTCCAGATTTGCACAATCTAAACCTTCTTTGATGTGCTTGAAGATTCTGTTATTTGCAACTTTGGCCATAACACCTTCGAAAGCAATTCTATTACGCTGCAAATAGGCATGGAAGCCAAGAGCACCAACACCAATTGAACGCTCTCGCTCTGCGCTATAACGGGCTCTAGAGATAGTATCAGGAGCATTATCAATGAAATACTGGAGCACATTATCAAGCATCTCAGCAACGTCACGGAGGAAATAAGAATCATTTTTCCAATCATCGTAATACTCCAAATTTAATGACGATAAACAACACACAGCAGTTCTCTGTTCATTGGTAGGTAGGATAATTTCAGAACAAAGATTGGATTGATTGATTTTTAATCCTTTTTCTTTTAAAAATTCAGGCAAAACCCTATTACTGGTATCTATAAAATGCAAATATGGTTCACCGGTATGCATTCTAAGTTCCATAATCATTTGCCAAAGATGTTTAGCAGATACAACTTCTCTAACTTCTTTTGTGTGTGGATCTTTTAATACCCAATCATCATTGGCATTTGCATCAACCATACAATTTTCAATAATTTGCATGAAGTCGTCAGTGATATTAACACCATGATGTAGATTCAAACATCTAACATTAGGATCACCCGTAGGTTTTCTCATCTCTAAAAATGAAATTATATCGGGGTGCGAAATATCGAGGTAAGCAGCATACGAACCCCTACGAGTTCGTCCCTGACGGTATGCAAGAGAGCTAGAATCATATATTTTAAGATGCGGCATAACGCCAGTAGACTTGTCATCAGCGGAGCGGATACCAAAGCCAATACCAACGCCACCACCCAACATACTAAGCCAATTTGTTTCTGATAAGTTTTCAACTAATCCCTCCGCTGTGTCTTCAATAAAATTGAGGAAACAAGAAATAGGTAGTCCTCTTTTACTGCGTCCAAATGAAAGAATGGGTGTGGAATAAGATAGCCAATGATTACTAGCATAATTATACAATCTTTGTGCATGTTCTATATTTGAACCGAATGTTTTTGATACAAATGCAAAACGATGTTGTGGAGAAGTTTCTTCCTCTTTCATGTATGATTCTTTTAATCGTTTGATTCCAAGATCATCAAATAATGCGTCTTTCTCCAAGTCTATTTTAATTCCAAGATATTCTTCCATATTTCTTACGCCTTATTATTATACTTTAAAAATTGATTCAATATCCGGTGGTGTCCATCCTTCAGGCTTCATAACTTTACCGTCTTCTCTCTTTTGAACTTTACCATCTTGGCCAATTTTTTGGAGATTACTTCTGGCAACTTCATCCCAAACTTCCTGTTGCGGTATATTTAGAGTGTGTTCTAGTCCCTCAATAACCCATTTAAGGTCAGCACAAGCATCAGCGATTTCAACAATATCTTTATTGTCAAGACCTTCCATCAATTCTTCAAATTCTTCTTTAATCAACTTCCTGTAAAGTTCACATTGTTGACCATAACCTGTTTCCATTTGGTCACAAGCCTCCATAAAGATCCTTACATCATCAAAACTATCCATTAATAAACTCCTTAATCATCGGGAAAATAGGTTGAATTGCATTAGCACAAGCAATAGCAACTTCGCGGTGTTCTTTTTGTGTTTCTACTCCTGACCGTATCATTATGTAGTGAATCCAAGAACGAATGGAACCCTTCATATACATTCTGGACTTAGTAAGTCCTTCTGGTAGAATTGCCCTTGCTTGTTCTTTGGCAATACCAGCATCAATTGCTGATAAATAAGCATCCTTAATACTACCAATTAATTGTTCTTGGTACTCAATCCATTCATTTTGGAGTTCATCATCATCAAGTTCAATACTGTTCTGTCGGTTCTTAGGATCTTGTAATCTTGCATCTCTGGTGACGAAACCGAGTGATTGTGTTGGGTCAGCATATCGTTGAGAGAACTCTTGAAAAACGAAACTCCTGTGTCTTAGTATCTGTCTGGCGATATCTCTTGTAGTTTCAATTTCTAGTGTTACATCTACCATTTCCAATGGAGACCAGTGTTTGTGGTCTATGAGATACTTTACCAATTTCTCTGCTGTCGCATCATTGTTTTGATTTGATGGATTGGAAACTCTAGCAACATAAGCAATCTGCTCCAGAAGATTGCGGTCGCCTTCCGCATCTTTAGTGTAACCTTTCAACTCAACTTTCATTTCCATAACTCCATATTTCGTTTTTATATTCTTCAGACCAATTATCATAATATTTGGTCTTTTTTAGTCTTTCTCTTGCTTCTAATAATTTATCTCTTGGTTGTGCCAATATAATGGGATATACACCATTACTTGTACTGACGCCATTAATATAACCAGGATAATCAGGATGGTCTTTCAGAAAAATTAATTCAGGCATAACTTTCTGAAGATTGTCCATTATACACAAAAGTTCATCATTAGTCAATGTTTTAGTTTTATCAATAAAAACAACAAGATCAAAAACCGGAAGAATTTGTAAATATCTAAGCATAAATGCTTCAGGATGGTCTTCAATGTAAGACCAAAAGATACCGTGTTCTTCCGATGATTTTTTCGCAAAAGGACATATGGAGAAACCATTCAATTCGTTTCTGGTTTCAGATACCCTGTCAATCCATTTTTTTAAACTTTCTTCCAATTTATAAACTCCATTTTAGCTCTCAAATTAACAAATGTGTTGTTATGTATGATGTCTTGAATTTCATCTGGAGTAAAACCTTCCAATACCATATCATTAATATCTTTAGATACAATCATTTCAGGCCATATAACAACATTATAATGTTCTTCAACAGCAGTATCAATTAATTTGACAATTTCTTTATTTCTGGGTTCGTTATCAAATATAAGGGTCACTTTAGTTTTATCAAACATTTCTGTGATGGCGGTCAGATTTGAATCAGCAGTAGCCACCGCATTCTTTAGGAAGAGTGAATCGATAGGTCCTTCTACTACATAGACCATCTCCTCTTCGTTCACCTGGTCAAGTCCAAAGAACTTTCGGCTATCTTCCTGCAACTTTACTGTGATATATCTCATTTTGGATTCACCCAAGGCCCGACCTTGAAGTGCTACCAAATTTTTATCTTTATCATAGAAAGGAATAACCAATCTTTTATCATTTTCTATAAGACCACTCTTTTCAATACCTAATTCATTTACGAATTTTTTGAAATCTGGAGAATAATATAACTGTGTTAATCTAGTATCTGGTATTTTTCGGTTGATACAATAATCCTTTGCAAAATGACCTTCCGGTAATTGTGCGATGGTTTTTAGTTTTAGTTTAGTTTTAAATACGGGTTTTGTCTTAAATTCTTCAAATGATGGTTTCTTATAATTATGTGTACCCGTTTCTCCGTCTTTATATCTCTCTAAAGCATATTCTTTAATTAAAGAAGGATCAACCTTCTCTAGAAAGTTATAGAAAGATGTGGAAGCAGAACAATTATGACATTTGTAAAAATAGTCGTTCTTTTTTCGGTAAACATAACCACGAGCTAGGTTTTTATTCTTTTGGGAATCACCACAAAGAGGACATCTAAAGTTGTAGAGGTCCTCTTTTTTCTGTGAGAATTTTTGTAATCTAGGAGAAACTTGCAGTAAAAACTTTCTATCAATATAAACACTCATAACCAATCCAATAAAAAACTATTTTAACATTTTGGCTATTATATCAAAATCCAAGTGAGAAATCAACCATCCAACAACGATTGTTCCGCCAGCTACTGCCCATTTCCATTGATTTAGTTTATCTAGATAGTCTTGGTCTTTTTTGGCATTAGTAGCAATTTGAACACGGAGATCGCGTATTTCTTCCATTATTTTGTGTTCCGTTAATTGAACTTTATCTATGACAGTATCGATCCTATCATGAACTTCTTTGAGTTCATAATTTTTTTCTTGTCTTCTGGTTTCCATTTCCTGATATATTTGAGTGTTATAACGTTCTTGTTGCTCAACTATCTTTTCTATTATTGTGTCCATTTTCTGACACAATGATGTTATTGTTGTTATTTGTGCTTTTAATACACCAACATCTACTTTTATTTCCGTAATATTATCAGGCGCCATTTTAAATCCTTTTGATAAATTGGACAAATTCAATAATATTTAGGATATCTTCCAATTTGATTTTTATAAATACTATTTTTTAGAGGATGAAAAAATGACTGTTATAATTTTACAAGCAATCAATATGTTAGCGTCTTTGGTACTAGGTTCTGATGTGTTTACTAGGGTTCTTGGTGTTGTACAGCGCTGGGCAGATAAAGAAATTTCTTCTGCTGAAAAGAGAGCCGGTGTTTTAAATGAAATTGAAATTATTGGATTAGAACTTTCTAAGAGTTTGGCAAATCTTGCAATTGAATTGGCAGTAACATATACAAAAAAGGCTGCTGATCTCAAACTAGACACGAAGGCAAAATAATGAGTGCTTTATTTGAGTATGTCATAGCAAGGCTGTCTGAAGCCAGTACCTGGAGAGGTATTATATGGCTTGTTACAGCTTGCGGGTTTGTACTTGAACCTGAACAAAAAGAAGCTATTGCAACAGCAGGTATGGCTTTAGTTGGTGCCATTAGTATTTTTATAGAAAAAGATAAGAAACCTCCTG